CGATTTGCTCATTGATAACTTTGACACGAGCGCGGACAGGGTCAGCACTGCCAGGCGCACCCGTGCGTTGATAAGGGAGCGTCATGATTTGGTCTAAGCCAATGAGCGTCTGATAAACTTTGCAACTGTAGCTTTGTTCGCTGACGCCGAATACTGCGGGCTGAACTTTGCCGTGCGGCGGCTTCTGATAAACCTGGTCTTTCGCTAAATCTTCTTTCGTAAACGTGTAGAAATGCCCCGACGGAAGGTCGACCGGCACCACAGGGAAAATTCTGCGGTGCGCATATTCGGGAGATTCATAATAGCTAATACAAAGGTTGCTCAAATATTGAATCGGCTTGTACGTGCCGAGAGATTTTTGTATCAATACATCTAGCGTAGTTTTCATGTTTAAGATTCCTCCTTACGCTTTACCTTCGCGGGTAATAAGCACTTTGACATTTTGGTTAGCCTTGCCGCTCTCCAAAGCGCGAGCGAAAATAACTTTGCCGGACGCCGCCTTAGCCGCCTTGCCGTTGGCACCGCTTGTGAGCGCGTCGCCAGCTTGAATTGATTCGCCGGTCGTCCACAAGCCGCCACCGCAGACTAAAACGTTGACGTCATCGCCCGCCGCAATCGGCAGTTCAGTTTCGGCAGTAAGAATGCCGATAACCGCAGAACTCGCGCCCGCAGTCTTTACGCCGTTAGCAGTAAGTTCAACCGCCGTAAATGCGCCGCCGCTAAGACTTTCTGCCGTCTGAAATACTCTGAACGGGCTAGTATCCGCAATGTTTCCTATATAACTCATTTGTCGTTACCTCCGATTTTCTTCTGCAATTCCGCAGTAATTTTCTGAATGCCTTCGTTTAAAAGGCTAAATGCTTTATCCTTGTTCACGCTGACGAACCTAACTTGTATGCTAGCATCTTCGCCGAACATTTCTTGTATCTCGTCGATTTTGTCTGCGGCGTCTTCGAGTGATACCGCTTCAATTTCAAAATCTACGTAACGATATTTGTTATCCATGCTAATCACCCTTAATAAATCAAATCTGGACGGCTCTGGAACGCTTTATCAATCGATTGACGATAGCCCAGCGTTGAATCGTTCTTGCGAAGTTCAGCCGCGATTTTTTCAATCTGCGATTGCGGCGAATCAGCTTGACCGCTACCGGCTTTGCCGATTTCTTTGAATGTGCCCGACTTCTCGACGACGTCAAGCGCGGTGTCCAACGCCTTAATTACTTGATTGTAAGTTTCTTCGCTCACTGCTTTTGCGTCTTTGAGCGTTTTGGCTAATGTGGTTGCGTCTTCGCCGAGAATTTCGTACTTCGACGCGATTTTTACGAATTCAGCTTGCTCAACTTTTTCAATGTGCGAGCTAAGGCGTTCTTTGAGCGCGTTAAGGTCGTTGGTTAATGCGCTAAGGTCAACCTTTTCAACCGGCTTGACTTCGACGTTGATAACCGGTGCGACTTCATCTTTCTTTTCGACCGGTGCGGGCGTCTCATTCTTTTCTACTACTTCATCTTTCTTTTCTACCGGTGCTTCCGGCGTTTCGACTTTTTGAACTTCTTTATCTGCCATTTCTTTTGGCTCCTTTCTTTTGAAAAAAACTATGTTAGCCTCCGGATTAGCTCCGGCGTCGACTAGCGAAACTTCATTTATTAGCAATTCTTTTAGCTCATTCATCGGCTATCGCCTCCCTAATTGCGCGACCACCGATACTGAACGATTTATAATCGCCATTCTTAATCTTCTGCCAAACTTCAGCGTCGCGAACTTTCATTCCAATCCACCACGCGGGCGGCAAGGCGTCTTCGGCTAAGCCGAGCAATTTAAGCTTTTCTTTCGTGAAAACTATTGATTCAACGACATCTGCCACGCCGTAAACTTCATGCATTTCGGCACCCATACCGCCGCGCAACATAAATTGATACGCGCCCTTTTCAAGTTCCTCGATTGAAATGACGTCGCCTTGACTGTCCACGACGTCGGCGACCGAAGCAAAGCCGAAGACAAGAAATTTATCGTCGTCGCGCTTAACGATTTTGCCCTTGAGTTTCATAGCAATCACCCTAGCACTACTTTTACGCTATTCTTGACGAGTTTATAATTGCCGTTCTGCTCATTTACGGCGAGCGTGACGAGGCGGCGGACGGCCGGATTAGACATAATCGTTTGCTCCGCCAAGAAGTAATAATTATTACCGTGCGCCGGTTGAACGGCAAGCGGCATAAGCAATTTATATTTGCAACCGATTAACGGTTCACCGTCTTCGTTGACGTTGACGACCGCAGACGCGCTTGCAAAGCCTTGCGGGTAGTCTGTGCACTCTTCAAATTCCAAAAGCTGAATGTTGCCGAATGTCAGCCAAGGGAATGAATATCCCAGTTCTTGTTTTTGTTCTGCCATTTTAAATCTCTCCTTCTCATGCCTTAATATCCGCCGAATCGCCGGAAAAGCCGTCAACGGCTCCGCAGATTTTAGCCGCCAAATTAACTATCTCCTTGCGGTGCGCGAGTATCTCGGCGACTGCCACGCCCATTATCGTGGTCTCGTTGTCGTCGAGCAGTTCCCCGCCCAATACGCTTACCAACTCATCAAAATCCTTACCAGCGAATTGCGCCCCGTCATACGCCGCGCACGCCGCTTCAAAATTAGCTGTGTCAATTACCATTCTTATCATTCCTTCCATTTAAAAACATTTTAGTAAAGCCCAAATTTGGGCTTTGGCGTACTGACGCCACTCATTAAAAAAGCGACTGCGCCTTTTTCGCAATCGCTTCGTCTATTTTTTATTGAAAAGAAAATCCCACTGTGGTAAAATTGTTTCTGCCAAGATAACAATCCACGTGGGAAATTCTTTGCTTTTCAGCAGACTTATTTTATCAACCCCCGCGTGGTTCGTCAAGAAAGGTGTGATTCTTATGAAATTATTGTCAGCTCCACCGTTGACCGTCAAAATCTTAGACGCAGAACATCAAGAATTCTTGGGTCTGGTTTACAGGAAATACAAAGGTCGGTACCGCCGCAATGGTAAAAAATTGCACCGTGAAGTTTGGAAAGCTTTCAATGGCGAAATCCCTGCTGGCTATGACATACATCATATTGACTTAAATCTCGACAACAATGACATTTCCAATCTGCAATGCTTACCAAAATCCGTGCACCGCGAACTCCACGCTAAGTTAAGAACAGGTCAACCACATAACAAAGTTATAAAAGAAATTTTTCAATGTGAAGTTTGTGGTAAACAGTACGAAGCTTTCAATACAAGCCGCAATCGTTTTTGCTCTACCGCTTGTCAAAATAAATATTTCAGAAAAGTATTGAAGAAAAAGTGCGCGTGGTGTGGTAAAGAATTTGAAACCACGAATAGCAGAACAAAATTTTGTTCTAAAAAATGCGCCGCTTTTTTCGCAGGAAGACGATTAAAGAAAATTTGCCCTATCTGTGGCAAAGAATTTGAAACGCAAGCTAGTGTTCATAGCAAAACTTGCTCAAGAGAATGTAGTTATAAACTGCAAAGTCGGGCTAGGCAGTCTTCGTTGAATATCTGATATTCCATATAGCCTCCTTACTCGACACGCGGCGGCAAGCTCGCCTGTTCGCGCAAATAATCTTCCAAAGCTTCATCAGGCGTAATGAGATTAAGCCCGACCATTTCTTTTAGGAACGTGCCGAGCGCGGCAAGGTCTTGCGTTTCAACGTCGCCGTGTTCAAGTTTCGGGTAATCGGTTATGCCGCTGAAATGCCCGCCGTTAATATCAATCAGCAACGGAATTGCCTTGCGGTTGAACACTTCGCAGATAATATCAAGGTAGGTGCCGATTGCCACGCTGAAAAGCGCGGTTTTATCGCTAGACAAAGCCCACGAGCCGACATTTTGAGACCCTAAGAAAATGAAATCGGCAAGCACCGTTCGCGCAATCGACATATCGTGACGCTTGATTGATTCAGAAATATCAATGCGCCCTTGCCCGCTCGCGCTTAGCAGTTTGAGTTCCCAGCCGCCAGGTATCGTCAAACCTTCCATCGCGTCGCGGCGAATATTGCTGACGAATTCATTGCACATAGCCAACATTCCTGCGTTTTCGGGTAACCAAATATTTAAGTCAGGCGGGGAGATTAAGACCGGATAGCCAGCCATTTCGCGTTCAATGCCGATACCTTCTAGTTCTTCAATTTTCTTTTTGAAAAACCAGTTGCGATAAGCCGTCCGGAGTATGCTCCGCCCTTCGGGATTACCTTTGCGGCTCTCGGTGCGGAATAGCAAAAATTTTTCGGCGGGGATTCTGATAATGTGGTAATCGGGCGCGGGCATTTGAATAAACGCCGTCAAGTTGTCGCCGCTATCGAATTCCCATTCATACAGGCTTTCTTGACAGCGAATAGGCAATTTGAGCCAACCGATTAAGCCGTCGGAGTATTTGCTATCAAGGCGCGGGTCGCGCTTATGCCCCATGCGCCGCTTGTAGCAAATTTCGTGCACCGAC